TAGGGGGAGAAACAGTTTCAACTGCATTCTCAACCACCTCTGTTACATCAGAGATTCCTAAAACTTCATCAAGAGTATCATGTTGTTTTGACATTAACTTCTACCGTAGTCGCCTTTAGTTGCATTCCATTCTGCAGCAACCTCAGAAGCAGTCAATGCACGATTATACATTCTACATTCTGTTACATAAGTATTCGTCAATCTCTCAATACCATCACCACGACAACCAAGTGCCATGATAGAAGTGTTATTTGCACTGATTGTCAAACCATTACCACTATCTGTGCCAGGAGTTGTAGTATCAACTTCTACTCCATCAATATACCAATAGAATTTACCAGTTGATACATCATAGACTTGGTGCCACAAATGCCATGTGTTTAAAGAATATCTTAAACCATTATGAACATCACCAGATGCACTCGAAATTGCACCACCAGAGTTATAGTGGAATTCACCGTTTGGGTCAACAACTTGGTTCCAAGAATTTGGAAATCCACTTCCGTAACGAGACAACATACACTGTCTTGCAGAGTTGGAACTCATTCTAAACCATACTGTAGTAGATTGTGATGCAGCATTGTTTAATGCATCATTATAGTTACTTGCACTTGAGAAAGACAGGTTAATAGCGCCAGCACCGTTCAAATAGAAACCTTTACCAGAAGGCACGAAACCTAAACCAGCTTCAAAATATAGGTTATTATCACGAACTGTTGCAGCATCACCATAATCTGTATCTGGTGCAAGAATACCACTAGTTACCATTGTCAAACTTGTTCCAGATGAAATATTACCAGTTGAATAAGATTGGTCTCTAGCACGAAGGTTAAGAGTCAACCCATTAGTTGGATAGTCTGGGCCTACTGTAGTTATTGAAAATCCACGAGAAACTGCGGTATTTGTTCCATCACNAACTTCTAAATCGAAAGAAGTTGCAGTAGAACTCCCCGCCGATTCTGAAGCTGTTCCAGTGATTGCACCAGTAGAAGAATTTAAAGAAAGTCCTGTAGGTAATGAATCACCAGAGGCAATGGAATATGTTAGAGTGTTACCTTCATCATCTGTTGCTGCAACACTAACACTAACAGAATCACCATTGTTAAAAGAACCAAGTGAACCAGAAGCAGTAGTCCAAACTGGACTTGCATTAACTGATAATGAATCATCATAAGTAGTCGCCAACCCTGTTGAGTTTGTTACCTTAATATCATAATCTTCCTGTGCATCAGAAAAACTTGTTCCATTAAATGTTGCAACTAGTGTTGTAGCATTTGTGCGTGTTACTGTTGATGCAGTAATTTCAGATGCATCCTGTCCAATTGCTTTAACTGTTGCACCACTTGAAAAATTTGAACCAGTTATTGTAATATCAAAACTAGAATCTGTTGCTGGAATTGCAGAAGGACTAATACTAATAATTGTTGGGAATGCTGCAATACTAACCCAACCATCGGAAGCATACTGTTCCAATACACCAGTATCAGTGTTGTGTCGCAAATCACCAACCTTTGGATTTACCCTTTGTGCAGTTGTCCCAACTGGCATACGAGCTGCCTCAGTTCCACCGATTTCAGTATTGGTGAAGAGGTTGTTCGTTGCTCTTTCTATAATTTTTCTAATTGCCATTGTTCGTTAATCCTTGGATTTGTTTACCTATATTTATACGTCTTCATCCTGGCCAGTTGTAGGATTGTATGTTTTTGCATCTTCATAAAAAGATGTTGTCTCATTAAACCCAAAGTCACCGTCATCTGTATCCCAATCCTGTGGTGACACGTCAACTGGTTTTGGTTCAACACTATATCTCTGTTCTCTCTTAGGTGCATTCACTTGTAAGTCACTATACTGGTCAACTTGAACAGAACGAATAATGTTCTGTGAAGTGATAGGCCCATAGAGGTGATATTTTGCAGTGAAACTTAGAGTGTAGATAATTGCTCTACGACTTGTAAAGTCTCCCTCATAATTGTCTTCATAACTAATACTATTCAAAACAACTGAAACGTCACGAATGATATCCAACTCTGGAATCTCTCGCAAAGTTACTGTATACTCTGGTTGGAAGTATGGAAGAATCTGTTCTAGAATCTGCAATGCATCATCAGAGTTCTTTGCCATAATAAACAACTCAAAGTTTACATTATAAGGAACAGGCATGAAACCAGACTTCAACTGTTCGTTGTCTGTTCCATCTGTTACTCTCTTTACTTTGACTGCCTTGTTTAGTTTCCTTGCACTGTCATACTCCATACCGTTAATCTCAAAACCAATACGAGGCATCGTTACCGCTACCTTCTTGTTTAGGTTTGGATCTTCAGTGAGTCTTGACAACCACTTTTGTTTTGGGCCGTATGCAAGAGGCACTTTCATTGTCTGAGTTACATTACCAGAACCATCCTTCTTTGTCAACTGAATGTTGTTAAAGATGGTTCCGAATGCGACTACGACATTCCTTGTTGATTCGTTGTAAAAATAATTACCTATCATAGTTAGTTCATCCCAGCATCACCAAATGGGTTACTTTCTGAAAAGTCCAATACATCATCGTCTTCCCATTCGAAAGTATCATTTTGTGCATTCTCATCAATCGTTTCAATAACGTAAGATTCCAGTATTATATAGGACGCTTCTGCATTCTCTACATTATTTTCTAGAATCATTGCGCCACCGTGTGTTTCGTCTTCCCCAACGATATAGTAACCGTCTTTAGTTGGGAAGGAAGTAGAGTATGCTTCCTGTAGGAATACACCACTACCATCTTCTAGTGCAATCTGTTCGTTAAAGGTTCCAGTTTGTTCTAGTGTCATTTGATGTGACAATTGATCCAAACTGTTGTCTGCTTCGATTGCATCAATCTCTGCAATACCAGTATCCATTCCTTCCGAACCATATTCGAAAGTCTTACACTTCAACTTATAGGTTGGTAGGTTGTGGACTTGATAGAAAGGATCATCGTGATCGACAAAGGTAATCTCAAATAGTTTACTACCTTTTGGCCAATAAATCAAGTCCCCTTCATTTGGGCGACTTGATTCGATGATGTTGTTGTCTACTGTGACAAACTGTTCCCATCTTCTACGAGCCACTGTAAAGGTAGCATCGTCTTGAATGTCCAAACCAAATTTAGACATGAGGTCTTTCTCGCCCTCATATCCATCAATAGTGTCAATATACATTTCGATAAGGTAGGCATCTTCAAAAGTAGAACCGATATCCTCACCGAAAACTGTGTCAGTTCCTACAAGTTTACGAGGGATATAGTATACATCTTGCCCATAGATACGCAACTGCTCTATGATTAAATCTTCATAGAGGTTCTGTTCTGGACGTGTTCCTGTATCAAAGTAAACATTGGTTGGCATATCTTACCCTATCATGTGCATAGGCGGTAATTCGTATGCAAGCTGAATTTGTTCTTCTAGTTTATTGATTTCTTCTTGTGCCTGAGTGTAGAGTTGTTCACCGTTTAGTGCAACACCACCCAACATCTGAATGCCTTGGAACTTTGAAAGGTTCGCCCCCCATTGACGTTTAATCAACTGAGTTGCATACTTCTTCAAGAAGATATCATCCCACACATCTGAGTATGTAGCAGGATCAAGTTTGCGATATGCTTCGATAATCAACCAATCGCCTGCAACGTAATCTGTTTGGAAGTCTGCATCCAAGTAGAGTCTGTTCTGGTGTTGGTTGTGACGAATCGTAGTCTCCCCAATCAGAATGTGATCTAGGAAATCCAAGTGTTGCATTGTCATTTCGTAGTGAATGACTGAGGTTGAACTGAAGTCATATAAGTCATTCAATCTCAACTGATAGCGCACATCAAACATATTGAGTGCAGACTTGTCAGTGAGTGGGAAAACTTTTACAACAGACATGACTGAACTTGGGACAGGAATATAGTTCTTCTGTTCATACCAAGTTGCAGTTGTGGAACCGTCCACATCTGTTACTGTTGTTCCTGTATCATTTCCTCTTGCACGAGTTACATCATCAGCAGTAATCTGATACTTCAGATATACTCTTTCAATTCCATCATAATGATACTGTGCAAAGTATTGCAGAGCCTCATCAATTCTATCTTCAACCTGATCTGGATCAACGTTGATTTCAATCACTGGTTTACCCAATGCTCTTAAACAGTATTCTTTGAATGTTGCTCTTGTTGCTGGAGTTGCCATATCTTTATCCTAGTGCGATTGCAAAGGTGATACCGTTGTTCACCGCTTTTGCTGTCACCTCTGTTGAGGAGTCAACACTTAAATTCGTTCTTGCTGTTGCAACATCATTTACATCACTTAAATCATTCGCAACTGCAAGTGCTTCAGATGTAGAGTATACATCTAAATTTGTTCTTGCATCAGCCGCAGTAACCGCACCAGTTCCACCGTCACTGATTGGAATATAATCTGCTGCCGTAAATTCAGCAAGT